ACTGATACAGCTACTATGCTAACGCCATACTTAAGAAAGATAGATACAGCTTCCCTTTCATCAAGAATAAATTTAAAGCTAAATATCGCAGATACGAGTTCTATGCTTACACCATACTTACGCAAGATAGACACTACCAATAGATTCGTTAACAACATATCCCGAACAGTAGGAAAGGATTCAATAATATTTAATATAGGCAGTACACGTTATGCCATTAAAGATAGTGTGGGAAGTGGAACATCTTACACATTCTCAACTGGTCTTACTAATTCATCAGGAACAGTTACAAGTAATCTATCTACTGGTGTTTCTGGTGGGCAGTCTGTTGTTGGGGGAACTGCTGCAAGTAATTCCCTTACATTATCAAGTACATCTAATGCTACAAAAGGTAAGTTGTTGTTTGGGACAAGTGCATATGATGAGGTAAATAATCGTTTGGGAATTGGAACGAATAGTCCAACAGAATTATTGCAATTAAATGGTACTTCTACACAAACACCACAAATATTTATGAATGCTAATGGTGCATCTTCTAATGACCAAGGATTATATTTTGGATTTAGTGGGAATAAGAAAATAGGATTTGGTTACACTCAAAGTGGGGGTAATAGATTTTATATATATAATATAGTAGCTGGTGGAAATGATGCATTAAGAATATATGAATCAAGTAATAATATTGCAATAAATAGTTCATCAGATGCTGGTTATAAATTTGATGTAAATGGTACTGCAAGAGTGCAAGGTGCATTGAATTTTAATCCAACAAACACCGCATCAGGTACAACTGGAAATCAGACAATAAACAAAGCAAGTGGAACAGTAAACATAGCTGCTGCAGGAACAACAGTAACAGTAACCAATTCACTTGTATCAGCTACATCAATAGTTTATGCAGTAATAAGAACAAATGATGCTACGGCAACAATTAAAAATGTAGTACCATCTGCTGGTTCATTTGTGATAAATTTAGGTGCAGCAGCAACAGCAGAAGTATCAATAGGATTCTTTGTAATAAATTAAAATATAAATATGAAAGCAATTCAACCAGTATCAATTTGGGCTAATGGAAGCAATTCCCAAGCAACACAATTATCATTAACTATTGTATCTGATAACCTATCTACATCAGCAACACTTTATTATCAGTTATTAAGTGAAGATGGCATTCAGTTAGCGCAAGGCAACTTGACTATTGATGGCGAAGAGTATCAGACTTGGGGCTCATCATCTGATGTCAATAATGAAGCGTATGTAATCGCAGCAACAAAATTATCATTAATATTAATAGATTAAAATGGAACAAAATACTCATCCTTTTTTAGCTGCATTAAGTAGTGTTATTAGTCTAACATCAGCATCTATTTGTTTAATTACTGCATCCGATGTTCAACCATACTTTACTTTAGTCGGTTCTATTATTGCGATTGCTTCCGGTATATTCGCAATTAGGTATTATTATTTCGCAACAAAAAAAATAAAATAAAATGAATTCATCAATTTTTACTTTAAACAAAACAGATTTTTTAAAGGGATTAATCGTTGCTGTAATTACAGCAGTAATCACGGTAGCTTATAATACTGTTCAGACTGGAACATTAATCTTTGATTGGAAACAAATTTCAACTGCTGCTGCTTCTGCTGCACTTGCTTACATTATGAAAAACTTGCTTACAAATTCTAATGATGAATTTTTAAAGAAAGAAAAATAAATGAATAAAAGAAATGTTGTTCGTGAATACTTAAAAAAGTATACAAAATATCCAAACCTTAAATTGGCAAGAATAATTTATTCTGAAAATAATTTATTGTTCAAAGATGTAGAAGCAGTAAGAAGTATTGTAAGGGATTTAACTGGCAATAATGGTAAACAAAAAAGAATTGAAGTTGATGATAGATTTAAGACACAAGCAAAGCCATTAAATCCGTATAACTTACCTGAATCACACGAAGAAAAGCGTGAAGCATTTATACTGCCTAAATCTTGTAACAACATTCTTTTGATATCAGATTTACACATTCCTTATCATAATATTCAAGCAGTTACAATTGCACTTGATTATGGTAAGCAAAATAATGTAAACACTATATTCATCAATGGTGATTTAATAGATAACCATCAGGTAAGCAAATTTGAAACAGACCCAAAGAAAAGAAGCGTTAAGCAAGAGTTTGACGCTACAAAACAATTTCTTGTTTCACTTCGTGCAGCGTTTCCTGATGCTTCTATTTATTGGCTAAAAGGAAACCATTGCATTCGTTGGGAAAAGTTTTTGCTGATGAAAGTTAGAGAAATTTGGGATGATGAATACTTTCAACTTGAAGAACGATTGCAGTTAAATTCTGTTAAAGTAAAATTGCTTGACGATAAAACTTTAGTCAAAGCTGGTAAGTTATCAATCACACACGGACATCATATTTTCAAAGGTGTTTTCACACCAGTAAATCCATCACGTGGTGCATTTTTAAGAGCAAAGCAAAGTTTGATTGTTGGTCACTTACACAGAGCATCGCATCACCCTGAAGTTGATTTAGATGGCAAGATAATCAGTTGCTGGAGTACTGGCTGTTTGTGTGAACTAAAACCAAACTATTCGCCAATGGTCAGCAATGCGCAACACGGATTTGCTCATATTATTGTTGAAAGTAATGGTGATTACACGGTTAAAAACTATCAGATTGTTAATGGTAAACTTCATTAAAATGGAAACAAAATTAATAATCGAAGAAGTTGCTGAACCTGAAGAAATCGAAGGTGAAGTATTATTATCATCTTCACACGATTACATCACATCAGCAGTTAATGCGTTATCAATAATTGATGGATTAGATGTTGCGTTAATGAGTAAGACTGATGAAAATCGAATCAAGAAAATTAAAAGACAATCGTTAAGATTAATTTCTCATTATATAAATGAAATCTATGAAGAAACTTTTGATGATGGGATTCCTTCTAACAACGATGAATAGTTGTTATACTTCGAATAAAGCTAACAAAGAAATTAATAAGGCATTCATCAACTATCCTGAATTAGTTGCAAAAAAAAGCAGCGAATGGTTTCCGTGTGAAATTAATATTGTAAAATTAGATTCTATTGATAACAAGAAATCAGATTCTATAATTACTGATTTAAACAATAGGATTCAAAACATTCACGATACTATCAACAACATAATTTATCGTGCTGATACGGTTAATAATAAATTGCAAATAAAAAAGATTCAGAAAGAATTAATGATTGCTAATAACTTAATAAATGAACTCAAACAATCACAACCAGTGTTTATTTATAGAAGTTTTAAAGTCAAAGATTCTGCAAGAATATATTATCTTGATTCTCAACTGAACGAATCAAAAAAATCAGAATTGTATTATAGAAATAAACAAGAACAATTACTAAAAATTAGCATTTGGTTAATAATTGCATTAGGCGTTTCTTTGTTTTTTAATTTTAAGAAAAAATGAATCCAAGTCAAAATTGTATAAATCTAATAAAGCAGTTTGAAGGATATCGCAGTAAAGCGTATTTAGATGCCGTTGGTGTGCCTACAATTGGTTTTGGCAGCACTATGTGGAACGATGGAAAAAAGGTCAAATTAGGCGAAACAATCACTTTAGAAAGCGCTGGTGTGTTGTTGTACTGGCAAGTAAATAAAATGTGTGTAATACTTGATACATTAACATTGAATCAAAATCAATACGATGCACTATCTTCGTTCATATATAATGTTGGAAGTGGTGCATTTAGCAAATCAACTTTACACAAAAAAGTTAAGGCAAATCCTAAAGATGAATCAATCAGGAATGAATTTTTAAAATGGAATAAAGGTAGAGTGAATGGTGTGCTGGTTGAATTAAAAGGATTAACTAAAAGAAGAATTTCAGAATCTAATTTATATTTTTCGTAGTTTAATTTTTCATTTTTTTGGTTTAGATTTAACCTGATGTTTCTACATCGGGTTTTTTTTTATGCCTGAAAGTCAATGTGGTATTGAGTTTTAAAAATATTTTAAAATTATTTTGAAATTTGTTTGATAATTGTTTGGTAGTATCAAATAAGGTTGTATATTTGCTCTATCAATTAACAATTAAAAATCAAAACAATGACAAATTTAATTCACATTTCAGATTTCACTTTTCAATTTGCTGGTTACGGTCACTACAAAGTAACTTACACATCACCAGTAACACTTAAATCTTACTCAACTACCATTAACAATATGAGTATCATTGATGCGACAAAAAATGAAGATGAACCTAAAAAAACAGATTTGCTTGAATTAAAAAGAATTTGTAAATCAAAATAAAAATCATACTTTTATCAAACAAAAATCAAAAATGAAACAATCCACTAAAGACACAATCGTTGTAACAATCATTATTCTAATCTGCTTATTCGCAGAAAACTTTATAAAATTTTAACGGTGGTTTCGTACAACCAATTACAAATCAAATGGAACAAAAAAAATCACGTGGTGGCAAAAGACAGAATTCAGGTCGCAAACCATCAGGAATCAAAAAGACACCAGTTACTATTTATGTTGCTAATTCAACATTAGATTTAACTGATAAAAATCAATTGCGAAACAAAATTTATAACTATTTAAAAAATTTGAAAGATGATACTGGAACAACAATTTAATTTTAATGACCAGCAACAAGATGTAACTATTCACATAATGGTTGATTATCTTCCTGAAACTGGTGTTAATGATTTGCTGAACATATCAATCACAGACCATTCTAATGGTGGTATCAATATCGTTTTATCCGATGTTATGAATCAATACTTCAGTAATCAAATGGAAGAAATGATTGATAGCGTTGATTGGTACGAACTTTACAAAGAAAAAAAAATTGAATACTCAAATCCTAAATATTAAAAACAATGGAAAAAAACCAAACTGCAATGCAGATTCTAATTGAGAAAATGAAACAAGAATTACTGCATTTAGACAAAAAAGATGCTGCAAGTATGTTCTTAGTATCAACAATCAGATTAGCTGATTTATTATTAAGTACAGAAAAAATTCAAATCAAACGAGCATTTAACGATGGTGAACAAAATGTGTGGGATAGGCACAAAAATGAAGATGATTTTGAATTTGAAGATGCACAAGATTACTTCAACAAAACTTACAATAATGAATCAGAAACAATTGCAAACAAAATTGAAATTTAGAAACATAGTTTCAATATTAGTAAATCAATCAAAAACCGAAAAATATGCACAAATCAAACAATCTATCAGAGTTGGCAAAATCAATGATTCTATTTCAAGTAAAAGTGGAATCAATTAAGAAGGACGCAAAGAATCCATTCTTTAAGTCAAGTTACGCATCTTTATCAAACATCTTGGATGCTATCAAAGAGCCATTAATTGAATCAGGTTTATCAGTATTACAATTCCCTACTGGTGATTATGGTTTAACTACCATCCTACTTCACGAATCAGGTGAATATTTGAAATCAGAATATTCAATGCGACCAGTTAAGGATGACCCACAAGGAAGAGGTTCAGCCATTACATACGCAAGGCGTTATGCATTAGCATCTGTATTATCATTGAATATTGATGAAGATGATGATGGTAATACTGCAACTTATGGTGGTAAGAATCCACAAGAAGCAGAAGATAACAACAAGCAATGGCTGAATAAAGGCAGCAAAGATTTTGAGAATGCAAAGGAAAAACTATCTGCTGGAAAGATTACAATTGCTGATGTTAGGAAACATTACAAAGTTTCAAAAGAAGTAGAATCATTATTAATCAATAATTAAAAATTAAACTATGTACGAATTACCAGCAGTTAACAACCAGTTAACCAAATCGCAATTAAAATTTATAGCTGAAGATTCTGTTGAACGATTAACGGAATCAGGGAAGCTAATTGAATCAATCGAAACATTTACTAAAATTGATTGGCTGATTAAGGAAATCAAATCGAATCACAATTACATTGAAGCACTTCGTGATGAAGTTTCCAAACACGGCAAACAAGTTGTTACATCTTATGGAACAAAGATTGAATTAGCTGAAGTTGGAACGAAGTATGATTATTCAAATTGTGGTGATATAGAATACAATCAATTGATGCAGCAGATGGAATCATTAGAAACTGCAATTAAAGAACGCCAAACGTGGCTAAAATCACTTCCAGCATCAGGTATGGATATTCTTATAGGTGATGAAATTTGCCGTGTTTATCCACCATCTAAATCATCTACATCATCAATCAAAACAACCATTGCAAAATGATTTGGTTGTATTTAAAACACGATGTCATTGGCAGTTGCAGTAATAAGGTTTATGGCAAGAAAAATGATAGGATTCATATTTTAAAAAATCAACACGATATGATTCTTGTTCAGCACGAAAATGGAAGTAAATTTTTTATCAAAGAATCTGATTACTCAACTGTCATTGATATCATAAATCCTAAATTAAAAAAAAATGTATAAAAAATTCATAGAATACAATAAAATCAATCCTGAAATTTATAAAATGTTTAAAAAGTTTACATTTGAAGTAATTAAATCAGGTTACAAAAATTGTGGAAGTCAAATGATTATTGAAAGATTGAGATGGGAAACAATGATTGTTGCAAAAAATGATAAGTTTAAAATAAATAATGATTACGCTGCATTTTATTCACGAAGGTTTATGATGGAGCATCCCAAGTATAACAACTTTTTCAGAATCCGTTCTTCAGTAGCTGATGAACTTAAATTAAAAGATTTATGATTTGCCAACCGTGTGTCAGCACATTAACTGGAACTGTATTAAATTTAAAACCTGATAATATTATAATTGATGTTTGTAATTACTATAATGAAAATATTGATTTAGTATTAAGCAAAAGAAGGGATTTACATTTGGTTACGATTAGGCATAAGATATTTGATTTGTTGTATTCTAATTTTGACAATAAAATATCATTGAAGGTAATAGGTGAATTGCTTGGAAATCGTGACCATTCAACTGTTATCAATGGAATAAAATGCGTTAAAACATATTGTCAAGTTTATGCTGATTACAGATTTGAGTATCAAAAATTGCATATTAAAATTTATGGCAGTTTGAAATACTTTAAACATTAATTGTTATATTTGTGTACGATTTCTTTTTGATGTACCAGACAAAAAGAAATTAATTTCAACCTTTAAAGGGTGTTCAATACTGGTACTATTGTTCACCCTTTTTTTATTTAATGAAAAAAGATACGTTTTACTTTTCGCACGATTACAATGCACACAATGATGTGAAGATTCTTTTCTTAAGGCAGCAACTTGGAATGGAAGGTTATGGCATCTACTGGTTTTTAATTGAAGCACTTGCTGATTCAGGTGGTATATTACCTTTGAAAATTGTTCCAGTACTATCAATGCAGATGCACACAACCGAAGTCAAGGTTGAAGCAGTAATCAAGCAATTTGATTTGTTTGATGTTCACGAAGAATCTTTTTTTAGTCAGCGTTTATTATCTCATTTAAACATTAGAAAAAATCTATCTGAACAAGGCAAAAAAGGTGCTGAATTAAGATGGGGTACAAAAGAAAATGGGGTGTCTAATGGGGTGGCTATTGGCATCCCTAATGCAAAGGAAAGGAAAGGAAAGGAAAAGAAAGGAAAGGAAATTAAATTAAATGGTAAAAAGTATTTAAATACAGATTTTAATGAACTTCCAAATCAATATTTTCAGGCAATTATTGAACAGATGAAAATTTTAAAACAAACTGATGTCAACAGAAATCAAATTGAATCTCTTTGGGATGCTTTTAAATTAGAAAAATTAACTGGCGAAATTTATTACAATAATGAATCCGAAGTTTACAAATATTTTGTAAATTGGATTAAAAACCAAAAATTTGAAACAAATGGAAAATCAATTGCAGACAAGAAAATTGATGCATATTCAGAATGGCACAACAGATATAGTTAATATCTTATTGTCAAAAAAAATATCAGATGCTACTGATGGCGAAATTCAAGACAGATTGCTAAAAACATTCTTACTTGTAGGATTAAGGATGCAGCACTATCCTGACAAGTTACATAACCAGTTTCTGATTAATTATATCAGGAAAGAATATGGACACAAAACGCTGGATGAATTACAACTGGCATTTGAATTAGCAATTAAACAAGAACTTGATATTGATGATTGTAAAGTGTATGACAATTTCAGTATCGAATATCTTGTAAGAATTATGAATGGTTACCGTTTATGGCTCATTGCAGAAAATAAAAAACTTGTAAAGATGGATGATATTGAAGTTAATGTTGTAATTACTGAACGTGATAAAATAAATGATATTGAAACATATCTGAATCGTACTGATTTAAACCTTCGTAATCTGCATTACATTCCATTATACATATACGATTATATGATTGAACTAAAATGGTTAAATCAATCAGATAAACAAAAATCAATAATGTATAAAAGGTGTTTGCAGTTGTTTGAAGAAAAATTATCTTTTAAAGCGTTAACACTTGAATCATCTGATGTTCAGGATTACAATAGATTTATGAAACATAAGGCAGTTGGGTTTATAGATATTAGTGATGATTTTGTTTTTCAAATTGAATATATGTATAAGCGTTTATCTGTGCTGGATTATATTGTAAACTATCAAAAAGAAATTAATACAAAATGAGTTACGAAAAAGATACATATTCATTTGCAAAAGGTGTCGTAAATCAGCACCTGTCGCAAATATTTACTTTATTTACGAAAACGTAAACGGAAAAATTACGCAGAGGTAGAAGTAAACATTAAAAAAAAATAAATGATAAGAAGAACTGATTCAAATCACAAGCAGATTATTGACCAGCTGCGACAAATACCACACTTGTCAGTATTCAGCACACACACAATCGGAAAAGGTTTTCCTGACATTGTTGTTGGGTTTAAAAATAAAAACTATCTGATTGAAATTAAAGATGGTGATAAATTTAAATCACAAAAGAAATTAACTGCTGCTGAAGTTAAGTTTCATTTTGATTGGTATGGTCAGGTTTCAATATGCGAATCAGTATCTGACATTTTAAAAGTAATTGGTTTTACATTTTTTTAATTTGGATTTAAATTTGTTGTAAATTTGATGAAATGAATCAATGTAACGATTATGTTGAACAGATTTATTTGAATCCAAAAGTTAATGAACTAATTTCCAAGATAGAACCAAAAGAACTTCAGGATGATTTGAGACAAGAAATGGCTATTGTGTTATTAACTTACGATTGCAAAAAGCTAATCAGAATATTTGAAGAAAATAATCTTATCGCATTTGCATCACGTATCGTGTGGAAAATGGGAACACTTCAGAATGGCAACTTTTACCGTACCTACAGAAAAAAAGATTTAAATAAAGCATATGAATATATGCAATCACTTGTACAATCAAAAGATTATTTAACATCTGTAAAATATGCAAAGAAAATATTGAATGAAAAATTATTATCAAACGCTAATGATGCACACGAATCAATGATATTTTCAAAGTATGTTGAACTTCGTTCTTGTCAGAAGGTAGCAGATTTTTTTAACATTCCAAGATTACACGTTCATCAGGTGGTGAACAAGACTAAAAAAGAATTAAAGGATTCAATAAAAAAACAATGGTAATAGTATTAGCAGCATTTTTTTTCAGTTACTACTTTGTTAATGTAGCTGGAATACCTAACTGGATTAAGGCAAAAGCAAAGATGAAGGTTGGCGCAAGAATTAAACCATTTGATTGTGTTACTTGCTTATCAGTTTGGGTTGCAGTTGCGTTATACTTCACACCTGATTACATAAGTTGCTTTATGGCAGTAATCTTTGGTGCTGGTTTCATCGGAAATAAAATAAAATGAAAATAGTACAAATGAGATTTCCAAATGAATCATATTATTTGGAAATTGAAATAGACTGGAATAATTTTAGAATAGAAAATATATTTGAAGATGAATATTTTGGCTGGTACGAATCAACTTATGTTGCAATAAAAAAATCATAAAATGAAGATATTAGGTTTATCGCATCCACATTCAGGTTGTGGTTTTCATCGTGTGGTGCTGCCACTTGGATTTATGAACGATGTAAGTGGCTTTGTAACTAATATTCCAACAGATGATGTATTAACGCAAAAGTGGGATATTTTATTGTTCAATCGTATTAGCCAGTACGATAACAATTTTGATAAAGTACGTGAACAGATTGGCTGCAAAATAGTTGTTGATATGGATGATGATTGGATATTGCCAAGCAACCATATTAACTATTATGATTATCAAGAATTAAATTCAAGAATTGAAAAGAATCTTCGAGATGCAGATATGGTTACTTGCACTCACGAAAGATTGTCAAACAGAATAAGACCATTTAATTCAAATGTAAAAGTGTTTCCTAATGCTATTCCATTTGGTGAACACCAGTATCACGATAATAAGAATAATAGTGACAAAATAAGAATCTTTTGGTGTGGTGGCGTGACTCACGAAGGTGATATAGAAATACTAAAAAATCCTATCAGGAAATTAAAAACGCATCAACACAAGATTCAAATGGTAATCGGTGGTTACGATGATTCAAATGATATTTCAAAATTTATTTGGGATAAGATGGTTTCTTATTTTACAGCATCTAAACAATTGCCACACGAAATACTAAAAGGAACTTCACCTGATAAGTATATGAATATGTACAGCAATGCAGATATTATGCTTGTGCCATTATTATCAT